GCATGTTTCTAACAGTATTGATTTATCGATATTAGTTCGCAATAGCTACATCTAATTCGTTATTTATGAAATCTTCTAAACCCCGGAAATATCACAATTCCGGTGAATAACTTTGAGATCCTACTCACATATTCCGTGTACTGACCCTTGGTGTACACAACCGCACTCAACGTCTATTTCGACTAGATTACGAATTTGCTCAACTGGCTGAAATAATTTCATGTCAGGGCTATCATAATCAGGTCTAATAGACTTTCGTTCATTCTCCAAATTTGGAGGAATATGTTCGAGCAGAAGCTCATTGCAATTCGGTTTGGCAGTCGTAAGACCATCAACCTGAATAGGACAGTCTATCCCCGCAGGGATATAGTGATATCTGTCCGATGTGATTTTAGAAAAGAGTTTATCACTTATAGGATTAACCCAACGGTATTTCTTCTTAGGCATTTCGCTTAGAGCATGAGAGATACAAAACTCAATATCCTCTTCACAAGACTCTAATTGACCACTTACAAAAAAGTTTGTCATACTTGGTAAAGGATAGGATTTAACAATCCTATATTCCTTATCCTTTTTAACAACTTGAGCCGGTATAATACAGGCCTGTAAGCTATCAGACATCTCATGCGATAGAAAATTTGAATCTTTAATGTAACCAGGAGTAACTTTTGGATCACTCAAGACAAAAAGATCTCCACCCATCATAATATAAGCTGCAAGCTTCCTTTGTACAAATGTAGGTTTGGTAGGTATTTGAAAAATACCAAGACCACCCAATTGTCTAGGAAGGCTCCAACTTCGACAGGTAGAATGTAACTTGTCATGATTGTGATCCAGAAACAGTTCAATCACTCTCTTACTTTCTTCGCTATTTGCAGAGATCAAACACTCATTTAGTTGATCACAAATAGGCATTATTCCCCTAGCACCACCATCCATATTACGAGTATCTCCTAAGACTTTACCCCTACCTTTAATAAGGCCGGGATTAAGTGAGAAAACTCGAGTCCATTCTCCTTGTGTATCTTTCATAAACTGAATACTATTAATCATAATAATATCTCTAGAACAATACGACTTGCCAACTGAAGGAGTTAATCCAGCAATACATGCAACCATCTCCCATATAGGGTAATGTCTCTTATTTGAACAAAAGAGACCATCATCCCCATTAAAGAGCGGTTTAAGTATATGTTTGAAATCCTTCAAAGACATTTGAGTCATATCGGAAGTGATACTACTATATATCTCAAAAGATGTGAGTAGTATTGCAGCATTGACGACACAAAGACCAGGAAAAGAACTTGGAGAACCCATTAACTGTCCGTGTACCTGATTTATTATATCATGAACACCATAGGGACCATGGGTAAAAGTATTATAACCTGAGTGCCAGGTAGGGTAGAATAACTTATGACCTCGAAGAGATAATTCGAATGAATGTTTAAATCTTTCAGGTATCACGTATTTGATCATAGCGTCACTATAAGCCTTAACCATATCAGGATGCATGTTATCAGTTGCATTTTGATAGTCAACTGATGCAAAGAATTCAAAGAATTCTCTGCTCCAGTTTAAATGGTCGGCAATTGAGTCAGTTTCGACTCTAGAGTACATATCATTAATGATATCCTCAGTGACTGGTTCTCCAGTCAGCCTAAACATCTTAGATGCTCTAAGCTGAGTATGGATCACACGTTGAACAATTCGTGATGCCTGATAGACACCAACAGGACCCGCAGTTATAGTCCGAGCTTTAAAGGGTTCAAGAACAATATGAACCTTACAGTCTGGTTGTAAACCGCATTCCTCTAATTCATCCCATATCCTTCTCCACATTAAATCCATCAAATCGTCCGGATGAACCATAACATGTACTTCCATTATTCTATCCTTATAGGTAGCAAATCCAAGAAAAACGGACTGCTTATCAGTAAGAACAGAAATTTGGTCATAGAAGTAACGTTGTGCACCCCCTTTCATCTTCCCTGCATATGTGCAAGAATTACTACTCGGAGGAACCCAACTTAGATCTGATTCTTCAATAGGTTTAAATGTATTTTTCACAAGCCGATCTATATTTGTAGCTAAATGACTACGAATAATCTTCGGATCAGTGTAGACAGGACTAATAAAATTAATATTTTCTTTCCCAATATACTTATGAGCTAATGAAGTATTAGCTCCTGTATCTAAGGGGAGAAAATCATTTAGTATTTTATTATATCGCATGCACCAATCTGGGGACTTGCGGTTAACAGAATAACCCTTTCCTTCCATATTATCCTTATGCTTCTGTAAGGTTTTCTCTTGTTTCAATTGAGAAATAGCCTCACAGGCTCTCTTTACATTCATGAGAGCATAAACAAATCCAGTACCACTACGAGAGATTGGTCTAGCTTGTATACTTTTACAGTATCGCCAGACCCAACCTCCAATAATAACGCCGTCTCTGTCATCCATACATTTTCCGAGTTCTTCGGAATAGTATCTTGGCCAATAGGATGGTCTTTCAGGAAGAGCTTCTTCTTTAACACATTTTGCATAGTTATATGCAGTTTGATATTTAAAGTGGTCTTCTAAATTATCACATATGGCGAGAAACCAATATTTAATTGCAAATTGTAACAAGCAATCAAATTTAGGAATCTTACCTTCGTGGGTATAGCAGACATCCAAAAGCCCTCTTACTAAAGAGCACACTTTCAGACGCGAACTATCTACAGCAATAACCCATGGACTACGATTTGTAGCATGAGAACTTTGTTGTAATAGCCCGACCCAATTGGTTGAAAACCAGGTACAGATTGTTTCTACATCAATCAGAAACTTTCTTGACAGACTTATAATAATCTGTCGTACCTGGGCCAAGGTTGAGCTTGCCTCTATGGCAGTTAGCATTGTATATGAGTCTTCCAAGACTCGCTTACAAACTAGAAAATTAATATTTAACATTGGGAACAACGTTAAATCACT